GGGGTCGTCGGGGTTGGGTTCTGGTGGTGGCGGAACAATGGGATCGGGAGGATTCTTCTTGGAATAACTCCTCTTAGCAGTCTTGACGGGGGGCTTTTTCTTGTTCTTGGCCATGATGACAAGTGTAGTCGAAGAATCAGTCCACTTCCACTGGAATCAGAGATACTGGTCGGGTACGTACCCGCAAGAAGATTATCGGTGGTGTCAGTCCGCAGGGAGGAACAATACCGATTCCACCATTCTGAATCAGGATCTCCTTCTCGACGGCGAACTCCGTCCAGTTGTCGTATCCGATCCTATGGAACACGACCTGCCGCAGTTCCGGTTCCGTCATCTGTCCCCGCTCATCGAGGACGTCGAGAATGGCCTGATTCATTGGGCTAGTGGTCATTCCTACTCCAAAGTTACAGACAGAATGCCTACCATCCATCAAAACCGTCAATGTCTTCCTGAATGCGGCTTTCGTAATCGACAATAAGTCCACCTTCTGGGTTAATCTGCGGAACATTGGCGTTGGAAATTCCGTAAACCGGAAATTGGAACTCGATTCCGGGGAACTTCCGACACCGCCAGATGCACTTTCCGTCTTCCGCTCGCAACACGGAACGGAACTGGTCTTCCCATCCCGGAATGTCCCGTGGGTCATCCGTCAGGGCCACCTTTTGGATGGGCTGTGCAGTGTCGGGAACCGGACGACAGACATGCTTCCTGCCGGCACCCTTACACGTTTCACACGTCTCCCACTTGCCCTTGAAATTCAGAACCCACCCATCACGACCATACATTCGACAGGAACACCTTCCGACGTCCTTCATATCCGGATGCCACACCAACTGATCCGCGTGCGTGAGGAAGTCTTCAGCCGGAAGCACTAATGACAACACGAAACCACGAGAGTAGTAACAGCGTTTCAGATGGGGACGACCACGCAATTGCTCTGGGTCGCCTGGTAAGTGCCGAAAATCGAATCCTGCCAGACAAGGAGCAGCAGTCCACGAATCCCCCTTGAATAGCACCCACAATTCCCGCTCACGTTGTTGCAGTCGGTTGACGTTGGAATATTCCTCAGATTGCCAGACATGCTTCGGTAAAGACTTCACCATGTCTACAACTACACAATTCGCCTTCGCCAACTCTACCTGCACACGAATGAATTCCGCCCTGTCCTCTTCCCCCTGCTCCTGAATGCAGTCCGCATATTCCAACCGCACCGAATCTTCGTCCGGATTCGTGATGATGGCCTGAAGCAATTGCCGCTGTGTGTCGGTCATGACTTCACCCAGTTGTCGAGAAGCCAGATGATTGCCAAATTTGCCGAATTCTGTCTCCGACCAGCAATCAAATGCGGAACGATACGACCCGAAAATATCCTGTGAGAGAAAATTAGTTCCCATTTGTCATTAACTGACCAAAAACAGGTCTTGCCGTCATCACAGACTGCTGGATACGGACCAGACGTTTCCGGTTCGTACTGATTCGGCTCGAAAACATCCCTGACAGGTTCCTTCGCGGCCCACAACGCACAGTCGGCTGCGTTCTCCATGTCCTCAATCAGAAGTTCATCGACCAGCCCCATCGGACATCGCCGCTCCTGCACCCAGAAGTCAATCAGGTCGCGGATGTGCGAATTCGTTTGGTACAGACTGGCCACCGTCTTGGGAACGAACTGAGTAATCTTTACCTGCACCGGAGAATTCCCACCCGTCCCCGTTGTCACAGTGCATGTAGCCATTACGTGGGTCATTCTGCTTCCTTGTTGAATTCATCCAAAATATGACACCGAAACTCGTCGTGGTCGACTCTCCACCTACGGTCGCGAGGAACGTACTCGTAAGGACCAGGACGGACAGGAACTGCTGGGTCAGCCCGAACAGGCGTCCTTCGTCCTGGAGGATACGTTATCTGCGGAACCGTGGGGGCAGGTCGAAGGAACAGTGATGGACTTACCACAACGGCAGCAAAGAGTAGTTTCAGACACGGCTGACGCTTCAGGTGGTCTGCAAGCTTGTGGACGTCGCGGATGATGTCTGCTGCCTTGTCCGCATCGCCACGCAGAGCCACTTCACATTCTGGCTCACCGTTCTCCTGAAGCCAATCTGCCAAAACAAGCTGAGCGTCCCTGTCCGTGGGGCAGGAACAGCACACACGAAGTAAGAGATTGCCGTCACTCATAAATGATCCCGTGTCGTGGTGAACCCATTCGCCCCTATAAACCTGGTGCGGTGGGATTGTTGTTTACGGACCCATCGTTGCAACTACTAACCCGTTGCAGTGGGGTGTCTGCTGAACTCTACCCCACGATTACACTTCGGGCAATTGCTTTTGGTAGATTGTATTGTAAAGTTCATCGTGTCCGGTCCTTCCAGGGGAATTCATAATGAGCCGTGTTCATACACTCGAAAAACTGTCCGGATACGTGGCGGATTTCGTTCTGTCTGACTTTCCACTGCACCTACTGGTGGGTGACGATGGGATGCCAGGGGAGCCGTTACAACCCGACATGGAAGGACTGATTGAACTGCAAGGACTCTTGAAGAGTTCCGGAATCCCGCTGTGTGAACAAGCGGCCAACAAGATCGGGGTGTTCAGGCTAATGCAGACTGTGGAACAGGCACGGAAGAAGCAGTAGCGTACTTGGTCGAGACCTGCCGGATCACATCAGGATGCACAGCTTTCAGGAACGCATCGAACTGACAGCACACAATGTATTCCTTTTTGTCTACCACTATGACTTCCATTTCCACCACGGGAGCTTGAATCTGCATCCGATGCTGTCCATCGGTATCGATGTCCAATTCAAGCCACAACCGGTGAGGGACTGTCAATGTCGTGGCACAGCGATTCCGCTTGTGGATGATGGCCCAGAACGGAACCCCCGCGTGACGGGCCGATTCCTGAGCCTGAACAATCCACTTCTCGTAAATCTGCTCGGCGGAATCGTCTGTACAGTCCAGAAGTGCGTGAATCGACGCCTTCGGATACCCGCGTTTAAGCTCGCAGGCAATCAGGTCCGTCAGGGAACGACCACGCTCGTCCAAAGCACAGATATCCCCACAATGAGCACGGGTGGTCTTCTTCTGCAACTTAGCACGCTGCGTAGCCCTGCCTCCCGACTGACTGGTCCGCCAGAAACAGATGTCATCATCGTCCGTCCCAAGCCACCACGATGAGATCTGCTTGCAGATCTCACGCTCATATTCGCCTCCCTTGCTCACGATCCACCTTCTTTCAAGTAATCCGCCAGTGCTCTTGCGGCACTCAAATCGCCAATCTGAATAAGGCGAGCCATCGTCGCGGCTCCTTCGGAAATCGTTTCCGGGTTGGCGTGGATGAACTCTCCACACCATTGCCACGGATCGACCTCTGGCCAGCTACACACAGTCCGACTGCGAACAACAAGAACAATCGGAGGATGCCTCTTGCAGGTCATTTCCGAATCCTGATATAGCACATTCCCTTCCGGTCCGACGTTCCGGGATCGCATCTGATAATACCGACAGTTTGAACAGGACTGTCCTTCAGGCTTATCGGCCACGCTATTCCTCCGATTCGAGGAATCGAATCGTCTTGCCCAACTTTCGAGAATACTCCAATTCCCGCCGCGTGGACTCACCAATGTACTTTCCAACGTTCAGTATGAGCACCTCATCTGCCATCTCGATCTTGCGGAAATGAAGCTCATCGAGAGCTTTCTTGATTGGACCGTTCATGTCGAGGGCTTCGGCATGACCGAACACGGCGACTGATAGCACAATTCCACCTGCCAGTGTTTCCTCCTTCAATGCCTCTTCAAACGCATCCCGGAATCGTGTGCTGCCGCACAGACAGACAACTTTTGGTCGGGGGGTCTGCACTAACTTCATGGCCCTCCCTAATTCATGATCGAACTCGTTCTTGAGTGTCACGAAGTCGTCATCAACAATTGGCGTATTCCGCCACCGGTTGCCGATGTCCACCAGTTTCTTCAGTTGTTCCCGGTCAGTCATAATCCGTACCTCGATTTGCGGTTTCCCTTCGACGCATCCTCAATTGCAGACCACATGGCCTGCACGATGGCCACCAACTTCGATTCCAGGTTGTTATTCTCGATGTGCTTGATGAGGGCATCCCGTGTGCCCTCAAACTCCAGTTCCGGAGCCTTGATAGTGTTCTTCTGCTTGTCCCACACACCCTCTTCCAAAAGGAAATCCACACTAGACCCGATGGAATCGAATCCCAAGTTCCTCTGGAAGGGAATCAATGGAACTTTCCCTTCCCACCCCGTCAGGTGATTCTTCTGGATATCCACCTGGATGTAAGAACCGATTTCACGCTCCCGCCCCAGGACGGTCTTCTTCATCGGACCCTTGACGGAGAGCCACAGTTCGAGCCTGGCGTAGAACTTCAATGCCCTGCCACCTGCCCGTGTCTTCTGTCCGGGGATGTGGCCCCCAATCTTGTCCCGCGTCTGGGAGATGAGCAGAAGAATGCTTCCGGTATCCGACAGTCCTCTGGATACTCTCCCGATGTGCTGGGAGATGTACTTCACCTTCGACATTGCATAGGTTCCAGGAGATTCCTTGTCCTTCTCGAAGGCGTCCTTCTCAGCCTGGAATTGTTTGTCGTCCTCGTCGGCTCCGATGGCATCCACCGAATCCAATGCATAGATGCACGGACCCTTCCCCAGAGCGTCATCGAGATTGAAGAAGAACTGCTGGACTGTTTCCGAATACTCAGGATTGGTCTTGGTTCCTCGTGGGGGTTCGATTCGGTCGGCCGTTTCCTGACCGTAGATTCCCGCGACGTCCAGGAGCATCCCCCGTTCGGCATTGTCGAAGACCAGTCGATGTTTGGCGAAGGAGGGGTTGCGTGCCGCCTCCGCGAACATATCCTGGACAAGGCGGGACTTTCCACTCGAAGAGTCCCCCACCACGTAAGCGTACTTACCCTTCGGAATCAGACCATCGGGTCGACCGGATGCAGCCAGATTCAGTGTCGTGATGCCACTGGAGAGCCAATCCAAATCCGGGATGGCGGACGTCCGTGGAACCGCAGTGGTCAACCGGGATTCCAGTTCCTCAACTTTCGACTTTGATTTCGCCACTTCAGCCTCCGTACTTCTTCTTGAGTTCTTCCAGTTTCTTTCGGTCTTTGACTTCCTGTTCCCGTGCCTTCTCAGCTTCCCTGGCGTCCTGATGCTGCTTTCGGAAAGGTCCGAGGTCCGGAATAATCGCCGCGTCGTAGGGAACAACGATCAGCTTCTTGACTCCCGGATCACTGTATTCGGAGGGGTCGGTCACAGTTCCTGCCATCTCATTGGCAAAATCCGCCAGTGATTTGTCCGATTCCATCACCTCATAACTCATGTTACACCCAATCGTGTAATCACACCCCTCACCAAACCCCTTCATGATGACAATGTACTTCGCCACGTCAGACGCCCTTATTTGGTTCGATTCCGTAAAGAAACTGCAAGTACGATAACCGAGTGGAAAGATATTCAACCGCTTCCAGGTGAGTGCGGAAGACCTTCTTGCTGTAAGGAGACATCAAAACTTCATCCGGAACGAAGCAATGCGGTCTGTTCCCAAAAGGAATAAATTTCCACATCTCCGATCCATGACCACCATACCATGCCCACCTGTGAGCAGGAGGAACTTTTCGTCCCTGCACTGGCTCGGAACTAGAACCAATGTTGTGCCATAATCGTTTGTGGGGGCACTTCCTACGCTTCCACATCCAACGGAAAGCATGAGCCAAGTCGGGAAGATCGAACTCGTCGTACAGATCCGCACATGCCGCGTAGCCGTCGAAGTCTCCGGGTGCTTCCTCGAACTGAGCAAGCATGATCCGGAGACTTTCTGGCATCACAACTTCAGTCGAACTCCGGTTCACTTCGCGGCTTTCTTCTTGGAAGGAGGGACAGGATCATCGTCATCCTTGCTGCCCGCGTCCTCGTCGTCCCACGCATCCTTGCTCTTGAGATCGAAAGTCGTGTCAGCTTCTTCGAGCTTCAAGTCCTCAAAGGGGAACTGCATGGGCCTCTCACGTCCAGGAATCTTCACCAGACACGTCTTGTTGTCAATGTCTGATGAAACGACCGGCACAGTGATCGGTTCCCCCTTCCACTCTACAACCACCTTGTCTCCGGTGGCGAAGATGTACGGCTTGCCGTCATCACGGGGCGTGTCTTTCCTCGCTGTCTTCTCTTCCTCCATCCGATTCTTCGTCTTTTGCGTCGGGAGAGGAAGAGTCGGCTTTGGCTTCTCGGACTGACCGTTCTGGGTCGGGGATTCCTTCTTCGGAGGAGGAACGGAATTGTCTTCTTCGTGTCCACCTTCCTCCTCCTCGTAATCGTCCCCTTCGTAGATTCGTTTCAGACGCTCGTAGGTCTCCTCCACCGGAATCGCATCCAGGTCAATGCCGTGATCGAACAGTTCTTCCGGAAGTGGCTCCTCCCGGTTCACCATCGAGTGAACCAGGAAGTCCGTGTAGGACCGATCCCCTGCCGATTCCTCCTTGCAGGTGACGTTCAGGGACAGACCACTGACAGGGTGGAAGTAGAACTTGTGCTTCTCGCGTTCCTTCTCGGAACGGAAGCCTTCCACGTAATCCACGATGTGGGCACCGAAGTTGTGGATGCTCACCTCCCACAATTGCACGCCCTTGTGGGTCTCGTCGTTGTCGTACACGAGCCACAATTGACGCTCCTTCGCCTTCAGACGCTCCGCTGCCTTCTTGGACTCGTTGTCCGGCTTCTCCAGCAACTTGTCCCGGTGTTGACAGATAGGGCACTTCTTGCCGAAGTTCTTCGACAGACAGCAGAACGGCTCGTTGTTCACTCCAATGCCGTAGTGAACCCAATAAATCCGGTGTGGGAACAACACACCCGGCTTCTTGGAACGCCTGAGCCCCTCCACGAACCGATTCCGATTGTCCGTCACCAGGAACGGAATAATGTCCAACCGGTGACTGCCAGACTTCTTCGGTTTGAAGACTCCCACCCCATTCGGGATGGCGATTGCTCCACGGCTCTTACGCTTGGCGTCATCCGTCTTGCCATCGTCAACTTCCCACTGACGAGGAGATCTCGCCATAACAAATCCCCCTCACTTGGTTGTGAAACACGTTACTGACTGGAATCGATCCCGTCTCCCTCAACACTTCGCGATCTTCCTTCACTGATTCGTCTGCGTCCTTCTGGAGTGGATGCCTCTGGTGGACGCTCACTAAAGTAAGAAATCTGTACCAGATCCACCAACCGACCCACTGACTGTCGCATGGACTCAAACGCGGACGTATCCGCTTCCGCCAAGTCCATTAGCTTCCGTGCCAGGTTGAATTCCGCCAAAGCCCGCTCGTATTCCGGATGCGTCACGACCGTGGCTTCGACTTCCGCTTCGTTGGGCTTGGCACGCAGGTCGAACTTGTCCGGGTTCTTGCGAATCTGAAGCAGAAGTTGGGCGTGCTTCACCTCCAATCGGGCCTTTGCCTGAGCATGTTCATGCCGTGCGTCCGCTTCCCGAATGCCTGCCTCCCGGATACGGGAAGGCATTTCGATGAGCTCCTTGTCCAGCCTGTCCGAGTTGATCTGGAACGGATTATCGATTGGCTTTGTCATCCTCCATACTCCCACAGCAAACGTCCGACGATGGAAACTGCACCCGAAATCCCCGCCAGAGTCAGACCGACTGCCAGGGGGAAAGAAACCTGTGCCCCTTCCCCGTTGTGGGCACGCTCTTTCTTTTCCATGTATGCCAGAGTTCTCATCTGGAAACTTTCGGGGGTATCACTAACTCCGGGAGTCGGTACATGGCCAGTGCAATAGCAATTCCAGTTCGCGGCCCCGAACCCGAACAGACCTGCCGACACCACAAACAGACCGAAGAACAACAGAAATTTCTTGTACTTCTCTAGTTCAATCATCCTTCACCTCCCGAAAGAACACCATCCAAAGGAAACTACTAATCTGAAGACCACCTGCTGTAGCCAAAAACCCCGTGAAGATGCACCAAGCAAGATACACAGCCAAAGGAAGTGCGTCGTAAATACACCAGTTGACACAAATGACAATAAGTGTACAAACAGTCACCGACAACAACTGCAGGGATTTCTCTGACATAATTCACCTCAGAATCGCCAGTTTGGAATCTTCTGTCCCATATCCCAAAGTTGAAACAGAAGCACACCCAAATTCTGCAAACCGTTCCGTCCACAGAAATGCTTGCACGAACGTAGTTGCTCCTGAGTGTCCCCAAACAATCCCTTGTCGCCAGGGTGGAAATCCCAGTCAGAGCATCCATCACATTTCAACGCCCCTTCCGCAAACACCTCGGCGTCTTTCTTGTCCTTGACTGGACCCATTTCCCCGAGATACCAAACTTCCCAGACATCAGAGTCGGCAGCACGTGTTGGGCATGTCTGATAAACGAAAAACTCGATTCGATACGGATAAACCTTGTAGTCCACAAGGAATTCCAAGTCCTTGAAATATCGCGTGTCCTCTTCAATGACTTTGTTGGTATCTTCATCCATTTCCCACCTCACGCTTTGTGAACGATTTCCCATGCCCCCACACAGAGCATCGCATGACCTGATACCTTATCAAAAAGCGGCTTGTCGAAGCAGCACACGACCTTGTAGCCCATCTCCGAACGCTTGTCGCCCTTGAGCATCATGGTCCGTGCTGTTGCCAGAAGCATGAGACGAATACTTTCGGGATCTTCCTCCTTGATGTCTTCGAGGACTTTCGCCACCTCGCCCCAACTGGCTTTGCCCTGGAAGGGAAGGAGAGTCTTCACCAGATCGAACACTGCCCGCTCCACCCCCACACCACCCACTGCTGCCAGACGCTGCTTGGGGTCGGTGATCTTGATGACCTTCTGAAGTTCCTTCACGGCGTTGCGGGCACTCCCGTTGGCCACTTCCACGATCTTGTCGACCACCCGACTATCGAGTTCCACGCCTTCTTTGGTGGCGATGTACGTGACGAGGTAAGCTAGGTCTTCGTGTTTGATGGGCTTGATTCCCACCATCACACACCGTCCCCGAATGGTGGGGAGGATCTGCTTGGGTTCGGTGGTGCAAAGGCAAAAGATCACGTGGGGCTGTGATCGCTCCATCACCATCAGGAAGGCTTCCTGTGCCCCCTTGCTGCGACGGAGGGTCTGGAATTCGTCCAGAACCCACATCCTCTTGCCGCCACCGATGGCGGATGCCGTAACCGCATCCTCTAGGTCACGAATGAATTCCGTTGGTTTTGCGATGGTCCCGCAGTTCACCTCGGATAAGTCGAACTCGTTGATCTTTTGGTCTCTGGCAATGACGCCCGCAAGCGTGGTCTTCCCGCCTCCTGTTCCCCCGTGGAACATCACACAGCGAGGAATGTCCTTGCCCCACGACTTGACGATGGCGACAGCTTCCGGCTGTCCCACCACCTCGTCCAGAGTCTGGGGACGGTATCGCACATCCAGATCGTCACTTTCGTCTTTTGCCATCGAAACTTCACTCCCGTTACGAACTATACAACTGTTCTAGTCGAATGCAAATCACTTTTTGAAAAGATTACTTCCACACTTCCGGGTCCGACATGCCGTCGAGCAAATCGTCCTTCGTCTTCGATTGGAAGTCCGACGCCGGAAGCAGGAACTCTTCTTCGAGTGCTAATGCCACGCGGCTGCGAATCGTGTCGCAGAATTCCTTTTCCCGTTCAATAATAAGACACAATCTTCCTTCCAGAACTGCTGCCTCGGCTGTTGTGCCCGATCCTCCGAAGGGGTCAAGAACAATGTCTCCGGGACGGGAATAATGCCGGATCAGTTGCCGCATGAGCATCAAAGGCTTGCCGCCCATGTGCTTCCGGTCACGCCATCCGGGTTCGGCCACGTACCCACCGGGAAGTGTTCCCCACTTATGCTGCTTGGCGGTGCGGCTGACAATGATCCAGTCTGTCCACGAAGAAGGACCATCACCACTCAAACGAACGCCCCGCCCCGGCTGAAAGAACGGCAACGGAGCGAACACGTACCGTCCCGCCTCTTCCATGTGCCGAATGATGTACGGGGCGTTGGTGTGGTCGTTCATGACCACAACCCACCCCGAACAGACCCGACACATCTCCGGAACGAAATTCGCGATATCCTTGAGAGTCCACGCTGCGTAGCCCAACGTCTTTCTGTATCCCCCGTCGTACCCTTTGTCGCCGGGACTCCGACCGATCACGCTGTCATGTCCCTTGTGTGTTCTTTCGCTGAACGGAGGGTCGGTTATGCACGCGGCCACGCACCCGGAAGGAAGTCGCGGAAGCACGTCATCGGAGTCCTCGTTCAGGACGACCACGGACTCTTCGGGAGTGGGTAGACGAATCTTCACGACAACTCCGCAATGATGACCAGAAGTCGCTCACACTGTTCCCTGTCGAACATCCCAATGTGAGCCTTCTCACGGGGAAGATCCATCACTCTTCGGAGCCACCGGTACGCTTCATTCCGATTGGCAAACTTCTTCTTTCCATACCACAACGGATCGAACTTGGCATGGCATTGACTGCGAAGTTTCCGAGTCGGCTCATCAGCCGGGGTGGATGTCGACCCAGACCAGCAAGCCACTGTACACCCATCAACGGAGCAATAAAACCGAACGCCGTACTGCGTCTTCTGTCCGATCAGTCGGGTGTTGTGAGTGGGACAGTTCATCACGCCCATGATCCGTAAAGTTTTTGCCACTTGGCTTCATCAGCGGGAACCCACTTCCCGCCCCTCTCCACAAGCGACATCTTGTCGAACCAACTTCGGTCCACAGGGCAAGACTCGACTTCACACTCCAGAGGCACGTTAATCCACTTCCAGTCCCGCATGACACACCGAACCATCGCATCCCGGACGATGAAGATGACGTCTTCACGCTCCGAAGGAACAACATCCATCACCACGCAATCATGTATTTGGGCGATGATCCGACTTCCCATCTTGTACTTCTTGAGCGTTCGGTTGATGGTAATGATCGCCTTGAGCAGGCAGTGATAAGCCGACCCCTGGATCGCGTAGTTCGTAATGTCGTTGCGGGCATGGGGACCAGTCATGATAAAGCCGGTCTTGAACTGACAGCCCCCATCCCGCTGGTAGGCAGATACCCAGTCCTTCCTCCACTGACCATACACCGGAAACCTCTCACCCCAAAAGTCCGCTTCCATCTCTTTCAAATGGTCTTCAAAGGTATTCTTGATGGGGGAAAGCTGTGGATCGCAATTGCCCAGTTCCTCGATCCCCTTATCGCGAAGGTGATCACGAAGCAGAACAGTGGAGTCCTTCAGCTTCAAATCGGACATCATGTCCCACACGTTCGGTGCAATCTTGGCGTAGAAACTGCCGTAGAAAAACGGGAACGTAACCTGATTCTTCGCCAGGTGACGGATCGCTTTGGTGACCTGATTCTCCTCCAACAAGAACACCTGCTTGGCGACGTCCATGTGCATGTCTTTACCCGACTCGATGTATTCCTTCATCGTCGGGTCCAGGTGGTAGCACTCGGATATTCTTACCTCCTGTTGTGCGTAGTCGAATTCGAGTATCTGGTTCCCCCGTCGCGGAAGCATGGACTTCCGGATCATCTCAGCCAGCATCGGCATCCGATTCGGCTGATTTTGGACGTTAAAATCCGAGCACGAACTTCTGAATGAAGATACAACGTTATGGTGATACACAGGATGAGAATACCAGTCCCCGTCCTGATGCTGCACTATCTCTCGGTGGATGCCCACCAGGAAGGTGTCCCGTCCTTTCCGAAGGTGCTGCATCTCCAGATACATCTTCACAATCGGAAGGTTGATTCCCTCCAGAGCTTTCTCGGATGCGGACGCACGCTTGCCACTCTTGGTCTTGACCTTCGATTTGTGTCCTTTCTCCGTAAACACAATCGTCGCCAGTTGCTCGGCACTGGCCAGATTCGTCCTGTCTCCGAACTGCCGGGACCACAGTCGGTAGTCGTCGTCCTGACGCATCTTCTGTTCGAGGCTCTTGATCTGTTCCGCCGTGTCCGTGAGAGCCTTCTCCAGGTAATCCCTATCAATCCGTATTCCGTGTCCTTCTATCTCAGATAAGGCCAAAGTTCCTTCAAGGAGTAGCTGGCAGGCTTCATCGGTCGGGGTGAAGGTCTTCACTGTTTCTTTTCCTGATCGGCAATCTCTTGCAACTGGATCGCCCGTGACACTGCCGCCAACACACCCTTCAAGTCATCCAACTCACTACCTTTGCCACGATTCCCACAACAGAGTAGTTTCTTGATCGCATGGGCACGGGCAGGACAGGTCACCCCAAACGCAACCAGAACTGCGTAAACATCCACAGAAATTGGCTGTCTCACGTTGTCAGGCTTCGCGGAGTGTATCAGCCGAAGGTATTTCTTTCCTTCGTGCTTATCGATACCAACGGCTCCTGACTTTGACTCAGGAGTGGTTTGCGGACTCTTGGGAGTAGGCAAATTACACCTTCTTGTATTTGGGACGCCAAAAACCTGCTGCATCCTGCTCGAAGTCACCAATGAGCATTGGTTCCCTCTTCTTCATCTCCACGACAATCCGGCTGAACACGTGAAGGATTTCTTCCTCCGCAGCAGGCTCACACCGCATCGTCATGACATGGCGAATCGCTCGGATGTTCCCCGTCCACACACCACCTGTCGCACATCCCATCCCAACGATACGGCGGAACAGAGAGGTGAGTTCCTTCTTCTGCTTGAAGGAGGACTCTGGTTTCAATTCGTCGGCCCAGACTGCCTCTAATACCTTGTACCACTCCTGTTGGGCACCAAAGGCACGTTGCATTACAATCCGAGTCAATTCCTTCTTGTGTTCAACATCCAACGGAGTTGCCGTCTCATGTCCATTCCTGATACATTCCAAGATCACGTAAGGACTCCAGTGTAGGTAGTTCCTAGCGACGTCGTCCTCTCTTGCTGATCCCTGAATGTACGTCGGTTCCCAGTAAGGAATGTTTTCCCCGAACCGGATGAACCGCATCGAACCTTCCGAGATGGCCCACCCCGCTCGATGCCTGTTCATTTCCCCAGTAAATATGCGAGACACGTTCTCGATTGCAAACGAGTAGACAGCGTGCTCAAGAACACTATTTCCACACCAAACCGGGTATCCGTTCCGTCGAACATACAAAACATGCTGCGTGTCTTCCGGCATCTGTGCACAAAACACCTCGCCAGACCAGTCTTCAACCCAACTAGTCCGGCCCTCAGAACCAGCGTACTTGTTGACTTCCGGCTTCAAACTCCGGGAGGATAAAATGGACATCTGAATGAGAGGCTTTGTTCCGTATGATGTCGGCCGGTCTTCCGGTCCGTACACTTTACGTACGTTAGCTGCGATCCCGACGTGTAAACAGAGTTGCATGATCTGACCGGAAAGAACCTCACTGGTCGTGTGAAAAGAATCGTCGGCAACTCCTTCGTGGCCGTCTGACTGCATCAGACCTTCCAACAGGCCAGCAAGCCCGTCACGCGACGATTGAATCAAAACCCCCGAAGGGATGCACTTCTCGCCGTCGGCGTAGATTTCAGAGAACAGATGACGGTACGATGCCGGGAATCCCAAAGAGTACCGATCCGTACCGTCGTATCTAATTTCCCACTCGCCCGGCTGCAATTGATTCAGTTGATCAACCACCCGGTACAGCCACGTCACTTTCCTGGGACGACGAAGCCGGAATCGAACGGTAAGGCCACTCTCGTAACTCCCGTCGCCGATTGAAAATCCGAGCAACCGCAGCACATCCGCCGGGTATCCCACCTCGCAAGTGGAGTCCCACGTTTGGGCCGATTTCAAATAAGCGTGGGAGCCAGCGTCAAGCGAGTCTGCTCGAATCAGCTTAAAGTCTTCACGCTTGCGCCCGTTTCTAGTTGTAGTGGGGCAAACATACATCTGGTGGTTAGGAGTGACCAGCAGGTCAACCCCGCGGGTTTCCACCCGATACATGCGTCCGGTGTAATCGACGGCGGTCACCGCATCCGGACGGCAGTACACCAAACCGCCTGATTTATTCAACGTAGCCAGGTAATCCTGCCGAGTGACTTCTGGCCACGGCTTCCACCCGGCAGACGTCAACACGTCGGTTTCCGAGTCATAACATCCGTGGCCGGTCTTGAGAATATTATCGATGTACTCGCCCCAGTCAGAACGGACCTTCGACAGGTTCGGATTTTGAGTCGTATCGAAACTTAAATAACATCGTTTGGCCGATACACCAATCGTCAACGCGGAGTCAGTCACCGTTTCCGGCGGGGGAAACGTGTAATCCTTGACTCCCTTGAACTCCAGCCATCGCTTCATTTCGTCGCGGTCGGCTGTCGTCTTCTGGATGAAAAAGATTTCAATGGGAACTTTGGTCGGCATGTCGCCCCTCACAAATGTGGTATCGGTAGTATGGGACACGAATTGCTGAAAGGCAAATTTTACAAAGGGGAAATTATCCGCATCCCGAACTGGACTGGCAATCTTGACACTGTAAGCAGGTTCCGACCCGAACGACCCGAATGCTTCCACAGTTCGTACAGGGATCGCCGGTGAAGCCCATTTCCCTTGCTGCCTGAATCGAAGTTCCTTCCAGGGGAGTCATTTCGGACCACAACGCCCTCCACCTCGGGGTGTGATTCGGTGCGTCGTAAGTCCGGACAGGTCGATTGATGAGAAGATGTGCCCCCCACTCGGTCAGTTTCTCGACTACACCCTCACATCCGTGGACGGCAGGCTCATCCGGGGCATTGATTGTGACCCGCTGTCCGACCTGGAGAGTAGGCGACTTCATTCGAGAAACCTCTCGCTTGTGCCTCGTGTAGCGATTCGTCATCTGGGCACGAGTTCTCTTCAACTCTTTACCAATGTCCCGAAGTGTGCGTCCGTCCGCTACTCCCAACACCATCACTCGTGCCTCACGAGCCGTCCACGATTTGTGACGCTTCGCCACTGGGGAGGAGACTCGCGTGCGGACATTCTTGTAGCACGTCCGACATACACCACGCCGAAAGATTGTCTTCTCTTTCTGGCAAGAGGGACAGACACCCTTCTTGCCCCTGCCCGTGGCGTGACACTCGACAATTCGGGTATGCCGCGAGCGGTTCCCAACCTGACCTGCACACGATGCCTGGCAAAACCGTTGATCAATTTTATTCTGAACGAAAGGGTGGTTGCACCAAGCACACTCCAACACCACGACAGGCTTCTTGGTATGCTCACGGGGCCGTTCACCTACTCTCCGTCCATTTGCAAGGCAAGAGCATTTTCTAGAACAGAAAAAAATCCTCTTATGAGGAATTACTTCAAACTCTGCACCACACTCTTCGCATTTGCGAAATACAACCTCACGAGTCTTCTTGACGACATCAAATCGTTTCCGAATGGTGACGATTCCCGAAGCAGCGTCGGGACGTCCACGACCAAACCGAAAGCCGATGTTCCCGCCAATCCGTTCTGTTCGCTGCTCTTCAATCCCCAATCGCGAGAATCCGTCACTCTCTTCGAGGGATTCCCAGAACTCCTGCATTTCTTCGCTAGGAGTCCAGTATTCCCAGGATGGAGGGAATTCTTCGGGCATGGGAGTTCTCCTACTCCGAGTACATCCGGGAAGCCACCGGACCAGATGAGTCTGCGTACCGTCCCTTATATGGTTTACGCTCACCTTGAAGCGTGTGGAACGTCAACTGGCCAATTCGCATTCCGGGATAAATCATGACCGGGTGAACGCAGGTGATCTCCAGCGTGAACTGTCCCCGCCATCCGTCGTCACCACGTCCCGCTGTCAGGTGGATTTGAATGCCCAGTCGACCGACCGAAGAACGTCCGTCGATGTAGGGAACCAGTCCCTGACACTCGATCCATTCCTCCGTGCTGCCCAGATACAGAATTCCTGGCCTGAGCAAGAATCCTGTATCGGGAATGCGAATCCTAGAAACTTCCGGATTCCGCGAATCAATGCCATCAATGAACCCGCCCCCAAAACAGGGATCTTGCATCGGAGTTAAAACATACCACGACACCGAATTTCCAAGATGGATGTCGTAGGAGTTCGGCCCTGCCAGTTCGGGGTCGAATGGGTCAATCTTCAGGAACGGTAAGGTTTCCGGACTGTTTCGACTGGACTCCACGATCCGAACAATTTCAGGACCGGTCAGTATTGGCACGACGGAGCCTTTCCTTCTGAATTCGAGCTACTTCCCACTCTAGTCTAGAATCGAACCCGTTGTATCGGAGCAGTTGCCCCATGTCCAATTCCCGTATTCGGTTGATTGCGTAACCACCCTTATCTGTCGAATGCAAATACGGCTCGATGTGGGAGTTGTAGTCCGGCATACCCAAAAGACAGAACGCCTGAAATTTTAATCCCGTAATCCCCGACTGATCCTTCCGCTCCCCACCTTCCTTGCCACCACGAGGGTCCAACGTGTGAGCCGTCAACATCGTACAGTGATCCCAGCCCCGAACCTCAATGCCCAGCTTCTCCCGAATCCAATTATGCTCGAACTTGATGTTGGTCCCACGCTTAGTCACCCTCGAATCAAGAAGAAGACGCTTCATCTCAGGCAAGACAGGACCATACCACGGGAACGCGATGGTTTCGATTCCCTCCCAACAGATTGAACAGGTCACGATTTCCGACAGCCGATGATGCGGCTTCTTCATGTTCGTTTCCAAGTCGAAAACGATTGTGCCGCCTGTGTACTTTTTGATGCGTTCTGCCGCTTCGGATGCGGAGTGGATGCACTCGATTTCCTTCTCGTAGTCCGGGGGACCGTCTGGCCACGGCCTTCCCTGTAATTGCACGGCTTCCGTCAGGTGACGCTCGTAATCCATCCGCTTGACGGGGTCTTTGTCCTCTTTGGACTTGTCCCGGCCATGATAGAAGAAACTGGCGGGTTGATACGTCGGACAAATCCACGAGTTGATCTGCCGTGCGGGAATCTTCCATCCTACCCACCGTTCGATTGGACCGACTTTGGGCTTCCAGAGCCACCCAATCAACGACCGGACGGCGTCGTGTCCCAGAAGAATGATCGTGGACGGATTCAGTTCCTTGATCGTCCTGATCAAGTTTGGACGGCAATGATCGACGGCATTTGCAGGGGTTGATTCGGGGGGCTTGCAAATGACGGCGTTGTAGAGCCAGCAATCCCGCCGAACTTCGATTCCGTACTTGCGGAGGGTAGACTTCAGATCACGACCAGTCGGTCCCACGAAGGGCTTTCCCTCTGTGTCCTCGTCTTGACCTGGCCTTTCAGAGACAATCAAAATCCCCTTTCGTCCTTCCCCATCCACCGGCATCTTCGGTGTCTTGCAAGTACGAAATAAAGAACAGGCATCGCAATTGGCCCGAAGGGGGGTCTCCACTTTGGTTGGGGCGAAGGCGTCAGGGGAAAAGAATCCGTCCATACTCACTTCCAAGCAAGGATCATCGCAAGAACTTCGGGACCGACTACGGACCAATCCACCACCGGACGTCCACCGGCTTTTCCACTCCCACGGAGCGGACACCCATACGCCGCATCATCCACGTACAAATTCGCGTATACCTTCGGGGATTGCGTCCAGGAAGCCTGCGTGGGGTTCTCATTGACAGCGTGAAACTCTACCCCATTCCTGCGGCAGAATTCCACCGCTTCCGTCAGAACAGGGGCATTCTCACATCCTGGACCCGTCCGACCATCACTCCGCATCGTCCACAGGATCAGCTTCGCCCCTGCTTCCTGCCACATCTTCATCCACTCGAACGCTCCCGAAACGGGTGGACCGATTTCGGGGAACTCATGTACCACAATCGTCCCGTCGAAGTCCACGCAAATGATCATTGAAATCCCTCAAATGTAAAACTCTTTCCCGCAGCGTTTGCACTTCATTGTGACGAAATGAAATGGCTCACCATGCCCACTATCAGGGTAGTCGTGATAATCCCGATCATCACACGACATCTCACAGACAGCTTCCATGTCAAGACGGTAGAAGGCAAGGAATCGTCGCCACGCACGGTACAGCAATCCTAGTTTCCTCGGTTCTGGCGGGTAACACATCGGACAGTCTTCCCAGCCACCGTTTTCCTTCCAATCGCCTGGTGATGGCACCATCCCCAAATCTTTGCAAAGAGGACAAAGACTACTCATCGTCATCACTCCCGTAGTCGCCGTCGGAGTCCTCATCGTCGGCAGGGACTGTGACGGCTTCCCGTGGGGGCTTCTCCTTGCCTTCTGTCGATTTCCCAAGAACTGAGACGAAGGACCATTTGTCACCCACCACCTTCAACCGCCCATCGCTCAACTGGCAGGCGTCGTAAGCCTTCACCAGACGACTCAGGTGTTGGGCTTTGATCCGGAACGCGAACGCTTCCCCGTCGTAGGAGATGTCGAGTTCTTCCTCGGCCCACCCTTGCGGCCCACCACCATACACCGTCATTCGACCAGGAGTGAGCTTCACGACCAGCTTATCATCCTTGCCGTTGGCGAACACGCTGGCAATCTTGGCTGCGACTTCTGCCCCTTTGGGCAGGATGGCAGGTGTTCCCTCGAACGAGAGGAGCCGCGTGACTCCGTCCGTGGGATAGTCGTCCATATGCCTGCGGCAGGAAAAGATTAAGGTCTTGTTCCGGAAGTGAACCCAATCGGGAGTTGTTCCGATCTTGGTCAATCCCAAAGGCACCATCTGGGACAGGGTTTCGGCCAGTACCAGAAACGACTCCGTCACCCCGGATCGGACCATGAACCGTGTAGCCTGTCGCTTGTCGCAGCTTTCCAGGTATTCGGGGTGAATGTGGATACAGCGTGCCTTGAACTCTTCCGTGGTCCCGGCTGCGGTGATTTCGGTTTGCTCCACAGCCCGTGAGAAGTCTTCTGGAAGCAGCGTCCACGATTCCGGCAGTGATACGTCTTCGAGTGCCAGAGTGATCTCCGCTTCAAGCCTGACGGCGGACTTCTTGCGTCCTGCTTTCATGGTGAACTGATTGTCCTTGATCGCGATGTCGATTTCATCGTCATTGATGGCTTCGACCCATCGCATCAGGGGTTCAGCAGCAACCGCCCCCGTGATGTCGTCAGGAAGTCCGGACTGAGTGCGAACACAGATTTCGCCGTTGAAAGCGTAAGCCCACGAATCCTGAAAAACGACCGCCTTACTCTGCTCCAATGTTCCCTTCTTTGACAATCCAGGTTGAACACGACCAAGAAGATTCAGGAACGTCTCTCGGTTGATTCGATGAGTCATACATACTCCGTGGAACTACCATCCGCACCTACAAATCAGGCACGGTTTAGTGACAATTCTATGGCAGGTCACATGCTTCCGCGATTACGAACTCGTCGCGGTGGGAATGGTTTGAGTGGTTCCGCAGGGAATCGAACCCTGTAGCAGTGCGTTTACGCCTCCGCACCATCAGCCCTTTTTTGCCCCCGCTTTACACAGCACCTATCGCTGCTTCATCGTGGGATGGGTTTTACGTTGTCCCCAGCAACGCCCGGAACCTCCGTGCCGCTGTGTCTTTCCACTGCGGCGGTAATGTCACAGGTGTCCAGGCCATTTCGGGTGACTGTCCCCACACTACGTCGCCTGGCTTGACGCTACTTCCCCCTAGTCGTCTCAGGGTTTTCGATTTCCGGCTTTTTCATTCCCTCTTGCGAGGGCGGGTCGATCTCCAAGACCAGTTCGCGACGGAAAAGTTCTGTGTTCCATCATCCCCGACAACCAACTCCCCTGCTCCGAAATCGCTTGAACGGACAGAGGGTAGTGACCCGTTCATTCTTCAATCCCACCAGGGGAATCAGTGGATCGGTCAGGATCAGCCCCTCGACGTAATAATCGACGGCGGGCATGTTCTTCAGGTAAACTTTGATGTCGACCGTTCCTTTGGGCCAGTTCGGTCCGAATGACCACGCGAAGATGTTCCCCTTGACGGCACATTTACCCTTGTCGAGTAATTCAGGTTCCAGACTCCAGATCTCGTAATTCACCGGCTCGTTTTCCGGTTCGACGGTTCCGCTGAATCCCCAGAACCCCCCTTTGCCCATCGGGACGGTCTCGTTGTCTTCCGGGACGTTGATTTTCAGTTTGTTGACGAGGGACTTGCTGGAAACCACCTTTCGTTCAGGAACAAGGGAAGTCGCAACCGCGAAGATCACTACCAATCCCATCAGGGTTTTCATCAAGTGCTCCATGCGTGAAAAAGTTCTGACCCCTAATCAAAGATCTTGGAAGGAATCGAACCTTCCGTCTCTGGCTATTGAACGTGGCCTGACCGGTACTACGTGCTGCGTTGATAGCAGCATCATTTAACCAGCGGAGCCTAATTACGCCAGCGGGTTCACCAGAACCACCCCAAGAGCAACTGCTCGACTTTGCTAACCATGTGTGACTGTCAAGCAAGCCACACTTGATTCCCTCCGATGACACCAAATAAAGTCAGGACTCGCCAGTCACGCCCGCACCTCAAGAGATCGCACCTTCTGACCAACGAGTCCTGACAGTGGTAACGCCGGGACTCGAACCCGGAACATCAGGGTTAGAAACCCCGTGCTCTATCCATTTGAGCTACGCTACCAATCCGAAGCAATCAAAGTAGTGAGTTCCTGAGTCGCACAGGACGTCTCATCACACCTTCAGGGGCAGATCGCTAGCAACCTTCCCCCGATCCGGCCGGATAACTTTGACTGCTTCGGCACCACTCTTATAGTCCACATTTCCGTGAAAGGCAAATTAAACGGAACCGTATTTTTTTCTTTTCTTGGCTCCGGGTTGAGGAGTCTTGCCCCTCCCATTCAGGAAATGCCCCCACTTGCCCGCGTAGGGACCACGAGTCACCTTCTTCTTCCAGACGTACAAGCCATACACCATCCGCAGTCGGGTGGGGACGTGGTTGTTGACGGTGTGGGTCAGGGACTTCTCAGTCTTCTTCGGAAACTTGAGTCCCAGAAGCCTGACAAGCTGTGCCTTCGTGACGCAGGAATCCTTCTGCCCTGCCTCTTTCAGAATACGAACGATTTCGTAGGCCACCCCTTTGGTCGGTACAGGGAGGGGGCTGGCGTCGTAGTGAGCCACCATCTCATCCCAGGTCATGTCCTTGTTGCCGACACGGTAGACACCCTTCTTCCGCTTCTTCGCCTTCAGTGGTTTGCGGCGGACGTACTTCCGCTTCGGTTTGGGCTGTGGGGGTGGGATGAGAAGTTCCGGCTCTGTGCAGGTGCCTGAGAACAGTTCATTGATCTCGTCATCGAATTCTGTCTCGATTTCCTCGATGACACGATCGACCTCTTCATCGGGGGCTTCAATCACGGAAACCGCTGGATCACGGTTAATATTCAAATTCGTATCCAGCAGTCCTTCCACCCCACTCGCCCGTTCTTCGCTCCTATCAACCGGGAGCAATCGGTCTGATTCAACCGTCCCTGAAAGAGGAGGAGTCTCCACGACATTCGACCCGTCGTGGTGGGTTTGAAGAGGAGTTGGTTCCAGTGGAGTGTCCCCCTCCTCCAAAAGATCGGGGATGCCATTCACGACACTGTCACCACTTTCCAAAGCAACGTGATCTTCCGAACCATCGGAATTCACCAGAACAACTTCCACAGTCGCCGGGGGAGCTTGGGATTCCCGAACTTCTGGCTCGACGTCGTCAACCACTTCCACCGTCCCTCCTCCAAATTGATGAGCGTAAATCTTATCGTAAAGGTCCAAATCGTCCTGGGACGACTTCAAGGACTCCACCTGTTCCGGTGATTCCAGGAACTTGGTAATTCCCGTTCCCTCGTTCACGCGAACGGACAGCTTGCCCACTGGCCACGATCCTGCGTCGGGGACTCCGATGGTTCCCAGAAGTTTCACCAGTTCTGAACGAGATACCAACATCGCTTGCCTTTTGTCGTGACCACGCCGAAGCCGTGTTACGGCAACTAACCCGCCGCAATGGGGTACTAGTATCCTACCCTGTAATACACATAAGGCAAATTCATTTCGAGTCACGGTCTGACTTTATCGCGAACGTTGCTTGCTTCTCTGTGTCTTACAGGGGTATAGTATTTGCACACAAGACGCTTCGCCCGACTGGAGGTGACAGAATGACTCGGGAAGATCGACTCCGACTGGCTGAGTTCCTGGCGAGGGAACCGCTCGTCTCTGAAGAAGAAGCTCGCAGCGAACTGGGACTGACTCCGAAGTGGATGGAAGAATTATCTTCCCCGACCACTCCGGAACCGAAAAAGGAAATCCGTCGTCCTTCGGATCGAAAGCCAGTGCTTGCCTAGAAAGAACTGAGCAGGCACGGCTGACCGATTGCCAAACAGCCTGCGTACCACGCACATCGGTTCTCACCGAATTCCAGTCCACGCCCCACAACCCAGTTTCTCCGCGACAGACCTAGTTGTTTCTCTTTGGGGGTCTGATTGATTCCCACCATTCCCGTGACGAATGCCATCTTCAGGTGATATCCCCCAATGTGTTCCCGTTTCAACACGCGAGCTTCAAACCCTTCCCGATTACACTGAGTCGCGGTCAGGACGAGCGTGTGTCGCTTCTGGGACATCGAACGCATCGCCATCCAGGTTTCCCTTTCCTGATCAAGCTTATCCAACTTCCGGTCGATGGGTGCCGCTAAATCCGCGTAGTCAAAACAAACGATGTCGGGGAAGAATCCGTCCCTGGCACACTCATCCAGAATCGCGTCTGCCGCTGTAACGGACAGTGTCCCGGCTGGATTGTTCCATAGTTTCAGATGACCACTCTCTGCCATCTGAGCGAACACTTCCCTGACGTGGGGAACTGTGATGCACGTCCGGTCTTCCCACTCCACTGCCACGTCAGGCATTTCTCCGTCGTTCGATTCCAACTTGACCGGCATCGGAATCCGCTTGGTCCTGTTCCCGTCCGCATCGAATGGACGCTCCGTGGACCGGCAAGCAAAGCGAATCATCACGTCTTCCCGCGTGTCGTCGCCCATCTCAAAGTAAGCCACCTTCAGTCCCTGCTGCACGGCTCGAATGGTGATATCCTGAAGGTCGTATGACTTCCCCCCTTTTTCTTTGGACAAGAAAGACACGAATCCACCCCTGCGAAGGGCTTTGTCGTAGAAATTCCCCATTGCACCGGGAAGTTCCAGCATGGACTCCGTTCGCCTCTCGAAAGCGGCTTCCAGTGCTGCCTGGTCCGTCAGGACGTCGATTCCTGAACCAAGTCCCAGTTCAATCTTGCGGCTTTTCTCTACGAGAGCATGAGCCTGCTCGACGTCCCCACGTTCCAGGCAAGCTGTCATCTGGGCTGCCAGGTCTTTCAGACGGACACCCTCGAAATACCTCCCCGCGATGTCGAGCAGGTGATCCGGGGTAAGCTGTTGTTTCAGTCTTTCGGTTTCCGCAGATAGCCCCGACAGGAGACTTCCCACTGCTCCCACAAGTTCAGCGTCTTTGTTGGTGTCGGCCCACTCGTGGAAGTACTGCTGGACGGCACCTTTCGGGGCGGTGTTATACTTTCGATAATGAACAACTGCCCACTGTACGATAAGATTCGCATGTCGGGAACTGAAGAGTCCATGATCTTTCCATTTCTGGGCGACTGCCGCGAGGACTTTCTTTGACACGATGCATCCAATCATCACCTGACGTTCTGCTGTTCCATCGCGTTGAGTGACTTTCATGGTGGACGACCTTCCGTGATTTCTTATGTTCCTGCCAGTTCAAAGGTCAACGCATCCAGCCCTACTAACTGCCGTCCGAACGCCACACACGCCTGCGAGATGTCTTCGTGAGCAAGTTCTTCTGTATCGTACTGATAGTCTTGAAAATCTACTTCAGAAGGATACGTATAGTCAACTCTCCCCTTGAGCAGCATCTTGAAGGACATCGGCAGGGCAGTTCCTGTCCCATCGTGGTGAATTCTGAGGGATGTCCCAATCCGAATAAAAGTACCCGGACGTTGCAGATATCCCCCCACAACTAAATCCGTCAACTTCACATGCTGAACCGGATGATGACGAAAGATCACCTTCGCCAGACGCATGAACTCCATAACGGTAATTTCGATTCGATGAAAGAAGCCACGACGGAACTCCCACGCATTCATTGACCCAACGAGAGGACTCCCTACTTTGTCCCACGTCTTTGACCAGTGATACAGATCCTTCGACCACGCTGGATGAAGTAACTCAGCCGAACGCTTCACGAGCGGAACGGCGGAATTCTCGCACATCTCGCGGTTGTGGTAACTCAGAAAGTAACTGGAATCGAATGTCGCCAGTTGACACTGAACACGAATGAACTCGGCTTTCTCGGGCTGGTTGTTCTCGTCCAACCAGTCAGCGTAGATGAGCCGCACGTCGTTGTCGGTCGGATTAAGGAGAATCCCCTGATGGAGTGCTTCGCCGTCAGTCATTTCACTTCCTCCAAGACTCGATTCCACGACCCGTCATCTTCCCCCGCCCATCGGATAAGGATTCCCTTGAGGTAACTAGATGCCAGGTCATGCGTTGGCGTCCACGTATGGGGAACCAGATCTCCTGACCACTCTGCCCACCTTCCGTACTTACGATGAACCGACTTGAAGAAATCCGTCAGGTATCCCGCCACATCCAAGTAGACGACCAGTTCCCGATAAGCGTCCTTCACTTTCGGATCGGTCGACGTGGCTAGTTTGGACTTGAAGGACTTCAGGTTCTGAACCGAACGGCAGACAACACCCCGAAGTTGTTTCTCGGTGTTGACGAGCCAAGTCAGTTCCTGAGTCATTTCCAGAACGTCCCTTTCCTCCTGAGACAGTTCCGCCTGTTTTCCGTCAAGCAACACGGCTCGTTCAATCTCCTCCCCGATCCAGTCCCAGTTGTTACGAAAGTCGTCCCCGCTCTGGACCTTCGGACGTTCGATCTTGAGTTGGATGTACTTGTTTACACGGGTGACGACGACTTCTTCTCCATGCTGATTGATGAGAAGCTCGAACGCCTTCTCCCAACGGGCTTGACGCTTGCGGGTCCACCCCATCGCCTGAATGTGATCCCGAATCTTTTCGGCCATGCCGCGTGCGAGAATTCCCGCTCTGTCTTGCTTGGCGGTCCCGAAGTCGATGTCGAAAGTGTCATCCATCTTTCTTCCCCACCAAAACCTTCTGGAGTGCCAGTCGGGTCTTGTTAATCCAGTCCATGTAAAGAGCATCCAGATCGTCACCCATTGCCACGGCACCGCCAGTTTCCATGATCTGCACAGCCCCGTCCACCACACGATTCTTGATCGCGTTGTCGTACCGGATGCCCGCGACCATCGCATCGAACATATCAGTACAGGCGGAAATCAACTTGGCGTTGGCTCTCCCTCTCCGGTCTTCCGTGCCCGATGTAATCACGAAGACGTGAGCCAGTTCTGACCATGCGTTCCTTCCTGACGCACTGTCAATCTTGGCGTAGGGAACGTGACTTTCCCGATCATCGTGGTAGAGTACTTCCTGCTCCTCGAAATCCGGAAACTCGACTGTCCACGGACCCGGAGAGAACTGTGGATAAATGGAATCCACATCACACAAGTCCGATTCCAGCTTCGGATCGATTGGCACAATTTCCAGTTTCGGATTGATGGGAACGATTTCAGACATCACGAGGTCTCCATTGGATTGATTTCAACGACAGGCTTCTTGCTATCCATCCCCATTCGCATCAGGGGCTGCTCCGACTCTAGCACGGGACTAACCATCTTGCTGGTAAAAGAACTGAAACAGCGAAAATCCTGCACGAATCCTTTCCACAAAGAAATTTCCATCGAACAGGCGTAAATCTTCGATTCATTCCGGGAACGCCACCCCACACCTTCCAGACCAATTCGCATCCACACCTTGCGTCCATTGACCATAAAAATGGGATTTCCCTGAATGTACGAGTCCATCGAACCCACGCGATACGGCTTGTGAAGCTTCAAGGTCGCGGGAACAAGTCTCTTCCAGTTGTCACTGACCCACTTGTACCCGGCTCGGGGCATTCGATCCGTGCCTCCTACTTTCATCGAGCAGGACACTCGTATGAATTCAACTGTCGCCTTTACCAAATCGTCCGTGTCCGGGGATGCGTGTTCCTCCAGCCAGTCCCCATACATCAGCCGGGGCACGTCTTCCTGGGGATTGGCTCGAATCGCATCGAGTAGTGACTGACATTCCATCTGGTCTACACCCCTTGACTCCTACAAACCGGGAGCAATCGGATTACTTTTCATCAACGGGACGGGTCGTTGAAGTGCGGACCCCTTTTATGAAACCACGTCCGAACCTTCCGGTCCTGTCACCGACCTGCTCCCCGATATTCTCCGCGTCAGGAAGAATAATCTTGGGTTTTGGTTCTGGTGGGGGAGTGGGCTTCCAGGGCTGAAACACGAACAGGAACAAACTGACAACGAACACAACACCCAACAAAATCAGCCATCCAGGGGGTTTTTCATCGTTTCTCATGGAAATCCTCACTTCGACTTCTTGCGTTTCCGTGTCTTCTTGGGTTCCGGGGGAGGTGGATTGACGAACTCCTCCACCTGGATTTCCAGTGCCTCGTACCGCTGCATGTCCTCTTCCCAAGCTCTTTTACAAAGTCGGTACTGAACCGGAGTCAAAACGAACCGCTGCTTCACTTTGACACGGAATTCAAAGACTTTCTGCCAATCTTCAGCGGACAAGAAGGTTTTCTTGCGTGTGACATCCATTCGTGGGCACTCCTGTTCATGCGTCTGGGATTTGCAACTACGAACCGGTTGCAATCGGCTACGGCCTACTAGAACTCGGCAGAAAGTCTTCTGGGGACACTTCACCCGCTTCTTGCTGCTTATCGTCTGCCATCCGAACCAGCCAATTGCCCAGTTTCCGCAGATCCTTCGGCGGAATGCCACACACAGCGAATGTGGCGGTTCCTGTGGTGATGTGGAAGGTCAGGACAAGAGGATTGCCCTTCTCGCCTGTACCCTCACCCTGAACCGAGAAGTCGGTTCCGTCTTCTTTGACATCGCCTTCCCAGTGAATGCCGCCAGGGAAGGACACTTCGTTGTGGAATGCCATGAGATTCTCGGGTTGGGTAAAAACAAAGCGGATGTCGGCTGCTCTTTGTGGGACTTCCGACTTGCCCATCCGGTGGACCCGATACCGCAGGACTGGTCAGTCGCTCGGGTCAACACGACTGAAACAACCCTAGCACACAATTTCCTGAAAGGCAATTTTCCACTCACTTTATTTCGGCCAACTCGTCACATTCGGAATTCTTGTCTCTTGGTATCCACTGAACTTCCCATTCTGTATCAATCTTCGCCAACAGCTTCCAAGCAGTCTCCCGAAGTGGTTTCAGATGGTCCGCCTTGATCTTCCAGTTGCCCACCAGCGTCTCCAGGACGAGCTTGGAGTCACCTTCAATGCGAAGGGTGTCAGGTGATGTACAGAGACAGGCAATCCATCGTAGGCCAGCGATGAGGGCTTCGTATTCCGCTGTGTTGTTGGTTTGGGTGGGTAGTCTGGAGTTACCCCGACCCTTTGCGATGGGGTGATTGTCAAGAGTGTGTAAGGTCCATCCGAATGACGCTCTGGCTTCGGGTGTTCCATTACCCAGGCAACCACCATCGAAGCGAAGGATCAGGTTCAGGAGTTTCATGATTTACCTTAATTTCCAATCCCTGTACGTACGGGGGGGATTCCCCTGTCAGCAGCACTATTAGATGGCATCTAAGAGTAACTGTCTGATAGTAGGTGAGCTTACCGGGTGATCTGCTCCAAAGCCCTTTAAATTGCCGTGTCTGGGTTTAGTAGCGGTGTTTTAGGATCAAAGTCCTTGTGCATTTTGTCACCGGGACGTATCCCCCCATTCGGGATCGACTACCTTCCGTTGCCCGGCATAAACCTTACCCGAAACTGGGCAGGTTAACCCGCGTTTCCCCATTAATGGACAACCCTTTGACAGGTTCAATCCACCAGTTGTTTCCCCCGGATTTCGGTCCGGGGCAATCTGGCACTGCGGCTCCGACCTCGCAAAAGCAATAACCTGGCGATCTTTTAAACCAGGTGGCTTCCCCCACGACAACCCTCCTCGCCTTCCGTGAGTGAGCACGGTTTCATCAGTCCGGGTAGGCACTGAACTCACGCAGCGGGCGGTTCCGGTTGGACTGGGGCACACTTCCGTTTTGGTTCAGGATGACGTCCGTGAGACTCACAACCTGCATCACTCGAAATCTTTTTGGGTACTTTGGATTTGCCTTGCCGAAATGCCGTTTGAAGTGCTATTCTTCAGTTACGGGAGTCCGGTCCGATTCACCGACATACCCACTGTCGAAACGGCGTGATGCACCGAATCTGACAGGCTCAGAAGGGAAGGGGCGAAAGCTCTTTCCCTTCTGTGTTTCATAGGTTATTCACGCCACGAGCCAGAATCAAGCCTAAAATTCCGCCGCTTCTTCTTCCGCGTCGTTCTATTCTCTTGGAAGCACGAACTCGATTCCTGGCCATTCCTTATTCAAAAGCCGTTTTCTCACCACTTCTTCCAGAATGTCGTGATCCCTGGCTTGCTCCCAGCTTTCACGAGAAACAAGTTCTCGTCTTCGACAACCATCAAAACGACCGCAATACATCTTGTTTTCAGGGCTGTAGTTGACAACCAGACGAGGAATCGTGGACAGCGTCACCTTCCCGACCGGGTGGGCATCCGTGATCGCGTCCCCGTTATCTTTCCAGCCGTACTGCCCGTCCCAGGGACAGTGAACTTCCGAAATCAGCCCACGGTGGAAGAGAACACCCATGTTGGGCACGAAGGGCAGCGTGCCGGAATTGATGCAGTATCCTGCTAGAGCAGGAAAACTCCAAGAAATCCAGTTGCGTTCGTAATCCTTGACTTTTCCGGACATGAGCGTGGACTGGCCCAGCAGAATCGCGTTAGCGTGCATTCGGTCTTGTTCAGCATTCGCACAGGGATTGCAGAAGCCACAATTCCCACGGAATACTTTGTCTACAGGCGAATTTCCGTGGAATTCGTCGTAAATCGTCTCGTATCGTGGATTCCGGCACAGGAACCCCTTCGCAATCTTCACCTGAAGTCGAACGAACGTGGCCCAGTTTTCCTGCCCGTCACGCTCCAGAGCATCTGCGAACTGCTCCCGCCGTTCATCCGACGTCGGAGACGCCAACACACGCTGTCGGGCGGCATCCAGGGGCTTCTCTTGGTCGTCCAAGAAATCCGCGTAGATACCCCGACAGGCACGCTGTTCCTCAGCCGTGGTCAGGGAACGAATCTTGGTCAGGAAGTCGGTGGAAGACGTCATTAATCGGCCTCCACCACGACTGTTCCACTCTCTTCGTCACTCAAAAAGTAAATGGAAATTTCCTGACCATTGGCGAAGTGGAGAACAACTTCATCAGAAGTCTCTACACAAGAGTGTTCGTCTTTGCGGTGCTCCACGTCAATAAGTTCCGATCCACCGCACAGTTCCATGATCTGCTTTCGATCCACGATAATCTTCGTCATGTTAGTTCCCCAATTTACTCCTAGCTGAGTATTTCCCTAAGTTCCTGGATTTCCCAGTCCGCCGCGTCTCCCGGATCACCCGTGGAAAGCTCCACGTTGAGTGTTTCCCCTGGATACACGCTGAGCAAATCTAGCATCCTTTCGGCTGCGATGCGTCCAGGAGCGTCAGGGTCCATTACAATTATTCGTTTGGGGTACTTGGCGATCCGGCACACCTGAATCTCGCTGAACGCGGTTCCGTAGGTGCAGACACAGCCGGGTCCGACACGCAGAGGACCGAACGGACCTTCAGTTACCAGAATGACATTCCCGACGAAATCTTCCCCTAGAAGCGTTGCCTTCAAATCCACCGACTGTTCCGAAGGCTCAGCGGACAGGTATCGCAGGGGGGAGTTTCCGCAGTGTCGGCTTGTCCACGTCACCGGCTTCTTCTTGACGTGGACCGGGATGAAGATCCTCCACGCATGAGTCGATTCCGGTCCGATTCCCTGCACTTTCCAGGTGTCCGCCACGGCATCCGGGTCCAGATGTCGCTTCTGAAGGTATTTCCGGTGTACGGGAAGAAGTTCACCTACTCCGGGGGGTGGAGTGTACGTTCCTGATGCTTTGGTGTGTTGTGGTTCGTCAAACGTCATCCAGGAGGATATTTGCCCCAGAAGACGCAGGACGTCGCGTAATGGACGTCCTGACGCAGCAGAAAGGGTCTCACCAATCTTTAATTTTCCACAGACGAAGCAGGACACGCCGAAGGATCGGAGGTTGATCCCACAGCGGAATCGGTTGGAATTGGGGGAGCATAGAGGGCAGTCCAGACCGCACCATCCAAGACGAACGTGGTGGTGCGATTCCGGTTCCCGATATTCGATGGAGAGTTCACGAAGAAGGTCGAAAATGGTCATGGAGAAGACTCAGCAGAATGAACACCCATCGTATCGGTCTTCAGGTTCTTCAAAAGGGATGACGCCATCGGCCAGCAGGTCGGCCCACACGTCCGCTTCACTTCGGTGTTTGTTCGGTTCGACCGGAGTTTGTCGCACTCCATGACGGGTATCAGTGGTTCGCAACCATCCTACTTCTGTCGGATTGTAATGAGGATTGCTGGGAACTGCGTCCGTAACACAGACTTCCATTACGTCTGGGTGATGTTGAATGACAGAAAGTAGCCAATCCGACGGCACTTTTCCTGTATAGACCTTCCCTCTTCCGTGGCATATCTCACAGTCACTTTTTGCACCCTTTCCCCTTACCAAGCACGAGCAGTTCACTTCGTCTTCCTGAACACACTCCTCCAACGTCGCGTAGACTCGTTTCATGCCACGGTGATACTCGACTTTGTGTTTATAACTCCACGACTTCGCTTTTGAACTATATCCTTCGGTTATGGGGATACTCTGCGTCAGTCCGCCCGCATCGCCAGTTCCGTAACAAGAATGACAGCGAACTGTAAACCCCAAAGAGTCCGTCCGATTGCTCTTGCCACTACCACCACACTTTTCACACACCGGCCCCTTCCGCCACGTATCGGCGTACTGTTTGAGAATGGCGGATTCACGTCTCTCCAACTCGACGTACTCAGGATTTGGCACCTGAGAATACGATTCATCACGGTCAAAAGACTTATATGTGTGTGGCATGAGACACTGAATCTGAATCAATTCCCCTTTCGCCTGTTGTGATTCGTCACCGTGCTCAAGCAACCAATCCGCTAGCATAAGCCGGGGCATGTCCTCATCCGGGGCGGAATGTATGGCGTTGATCAAAGCGTCGTAGTCACTCACTTTTGTTCCTCTGTGATCTTGTACCACAACACAGACTTCAAAGCCTTTGACAGGGCGGTGTTGGCAAGTTCGATAGTCTTGTAGTCAACGTGCGGCAGTTTTTGCCATATGATGTTAGGTATTCTAGCTTGATCCACCGTCTGATGAGCAGACTCGCCGTACCAAGAGAATCCGTGCCGTGATTCCGCTGGCACCCGATCCACCGGCATCACACCCGTGAGCGTGGGGCTGAAGTTGGCGTGCAGGTAGCGGGCGTAGTCAGTAAGTTGCCAGTGCTGCCCTGTTCGATCTTCCCCATCGCCGTTACATCGAAGATTGAAATCGCCACCGTGCCCATGCTGAGAGCACCCCTCGCCTGAACAGTAGCGGCAGTGACTTGGCTCCAGCACGCTCGCAATCGTTGGCACACTGACGCAAGCCACGTAGCCCGCTCGCCAAGTGCAGGGGGCTTTGCCTGTTCCGGAGCAGTCGGGACAAGGCATTTCTCTGACATGCCCTACCCCGCGCCCTTGACCGTTACAGGTGACGCACTTCGGCAACCAATCGGGGTTTGCCGCGATGATGGCGGACTCGCGGTTCGCCCAACCAACCTTCTGCTGGCTACTCGCGCTGCCCCACAGGGCATTAGCGGCGACTTGGACGCGGATTAGCTCAGCCCGGTCAGCCCGGCTCGTGTCGGGGACGAAGCCTGTACCTTTATTGTTGTCGTCTAGAATTCCTCCATTAGTTCGCTTGCCGCCGCAGTTCATGCATGGAACGTGGAAGCAGGAGCCAGGTTGACCGGCTAAAAGCCAACCCAAACCACCACCGTTTTCTGTCTTGTAGTTTGGTGCACACTTCGGGCACGTCTTATACACGCCCTCACTAGTTTCTTGTAGATGGTCCGCTAACGCCAATCGCAACCCTTCGTCATCGGGGCTTTCGGCAATGGCACGCATAAAAACGTCATCATCGGTAGTTGTGGTCATGGTCCACCCATCCTTAGTCTACTCAGGTCGGGTTCTTCGCCACGCATCAGTTGCCGTACTTCCCAAGCCGTCAGTGGCTTACCGTAATACACGTCCAGCCAATCGTCACCGACTGGCATTTGAATGTAGCACAGGTCTCCATCTACTCGCCGAACGACGAAATAGAGGTTCGGGTATTGCGGCATAGGCACCCACCGCCAGCCCACCTTCGGTTCGGTGTTGGGCGGGAACAGGTGTCGGGGTATCGGAGCCGCTGTCGCGGGTGACGCGGCGAGTAGCAGGATGAGCAGGGCGGTGAGCTTCAAGACTTCGCCTCCGATTCAGGTTTTCCTTCCTGCAACTCCTCTCGCCGAAGAACCGCCTGGCAGTGGGGACATCGCCAGAGTTGCCTCGCAAGCCAGAACCGGCCAGCATCTTCGAGACTAACGCCCGACTCCCTTTTGCATTCGGGGCAGGTCGCAGTGTAAACGTGTTCCTTCAGAGGATTCCGCATCACTTCGCCTCCGTGAGTTTGGCATAAGACGCGAGAGCGGGACTTAGATCCCTCGCGTCGAGCATTCCCCAATTGCAATCGATTCGTGGGTTGCCGTCAGTGAGAATCATCCTGGCACGGGTCATCCGCTCGATAGCCTCTGTTAGCTTTGTCGCCAGTTCACCCGCGACCCGACGCGCCTCAGAGTCGGACTCTTTGATGCGGGAGCAAGAGTCGAAGTTTCCGTCAGCCTGCCTTTTCTCGTCTGCCACGTCTTGTTTCAGCCGCTGGTTTTCCAATCGGAGTTCAGCAAGTTCATGATGCGCTCTATCGGCCTCAGAAGACTGAGTATTGCATTCATCCACGCACCCGTTTAACTCAGTCTTCAGCCGGTCGAATTCAGCTTTGGTCTCCGCGAGAAGGGCACGCAAAAAAGCATCCGACTTACTGAGCCGCTCGTTCTCAGCCCGTAACTCGTCCACCTCGCTGGGAATCAGCACGCCCCGCTTGCCGTGTTCGGGGCATGTATCGCCGTGATGAGCACTGGACCACTCGCAGGTGCAGGCGAACCCGTTGCGACCGGACCAGTCCACGCCGACGTCAGGACCACGCATGTCAAACCCGAATGATCGGGCTTCTTGATCTGTCATTTCCGCAACTCCTTATAGACAATTAACATACAATGCAGGTTGTCTCTGTTAGATCTCTTTCATAATCATGGCCCTGTCAATCTGCCCCAGAGCCACCAATCGCATGATCTGATACAAGGCTTCAGTTTCATTCGGAGCGTCAATCACGCCCATCAAAACCACGGGGGGAAGCGGGTATGTAGTAATTCCCCATGTCCACTTGCCATCCTTCAAGCAAATGAATTTGTGCTGGACGCACACCATCTGACCGTCATCTCCGATATCGACAAACTCTACCTCTGGTGGATTAACGAAGAGCAGGCAACACAGCCGTTCGGTTTCCGCTTTGAGTTCTTCCACGTCACCTTCCCTCCAATACAGGTTCCATCAGTCGATTCAGTTCCGCCTTCAATTCTTCGATCAACTCATCAGCCCTGGCAACCCCTTCCGGGTCGTGATCGTTGTCACGCCAGTACTCGGCTCGTCGTTGTTCGTTGGACAGTTTCGCGATTTGTTCACTGATAGTGATCATGGGCGTTTGTGCTCCGTTGTTTACTTCTGCACGCTCTCATAGGGCCACCTGGCAAATCCATCGCATACCCACAGTCCATCCTCAAATTGATAGACTTTTCGTCCAAACTGGTCTGCCAGACCAGTTTCTTGCCCAATTAACTCCACGCCATCAAACCGAACAAAGGTGATTTTCTTTTTCACTTTCGGTCTCCTTTGGTGTTCTTTCTGGACCGCTGAATCCTACTCCACTCCGGATGGAATGCAAACGGAAGAATTGCCTTTTAGGAAAATAGACACATCCCTGGTCAAAATTGCCTTTTCGGTAAATTCATCGCAACCATTGTTGACGGTACATGGATCGTGTTCCATACTTCCGGTGTCTGAAGAACAAACCCACACAAGACCCGCACCGGAGAATACCATGAAGACGCAACGATTCATTGCTATTGGGACTCAAGTGATTGTCAGGAACCACAAGAGCACGCAGGCTGTTGCTCACACCACGAAGACAGAACTGGATGTGACGGCTGAACGGAACCTTCAGAATGATGTGGAGTGTCCCCTGACGGGTGAGCAGGTGTGCCGGATCAGCCGTGACGGGTTCGACGTGTTCTTTCCATTGTTCAAGGTAAGAAGCCGCGTCGTAATCGAAAGTGGTGATGTGGATGAGTCATTGTTGAATGAACAATTGAGCATGTTACAGTACGACGTGCCAGCCCGTGGTCCCAGTGCCGGATTCTCCCCCTGTGCCCGTCTGTACGGTGTCGCGGTTCCCATGACGGAATCCGTATGGCTGGTGCGGAGTGGAGACGTCCCGTGGAACTTTATCAACGAAATGCTCGACATGGGCGTGTCAGTGGACGTGACCAAGCTCGACCCCTCCGAAACGCGGAACAAGGTTGCCCGTGCGTTGCAATTCTTGGAAGACAAGCTGGCCGAAAAGATTGCCAATGCCGAAGCGTCGATGGAGAGAGCACGTCAGAAGCTGGAACGCTCAGAAGCAGACGGAGTGACAGAAGAAGACGCCCTGGAAGCCTTCAATCGTCAGGCGGCAGTCATCGAAGCCAGGCTGCGGAAGTGGCTCAAGGATGTGGACACGGGGACCAGTCGATTCGGGATTCACGGCAACGCTTTCCACCTGAGTCGTCTGGGTGACCGTGCGACGAGTCTTCGGAGTGCAATGAACGAACAGGCACGGGCTTATAGCCGTGCAACGGAAGTTCTGGCTCAGGTGGGGACGTCGGACGCTGCGGCTCTGGTCACTCTGGCTCAGAATGATCAGCTTCCGGTGGTGGTTCTGGCCGAAGCCCTTCACGATGCGGGACAATCGGACATAGCCGAAGCCCTGCAAGCCGCGTTCAACGAAGAGAACGAGTTCAGTCTGGTTGGTTCCGACGACGAAGAGTAAGGATGATTTCCAGGGGAACGGATTCCCCGCTTTCTTGGAGAAATGAAATGGAACTTGAAATCCGATTGACAGCAGAAGGCACGGTATTCACGGAGAAGTGTCGCCACATGGTTGATTTTCAGGAACTGAGTGTGTTCTGTCGTGGGATGCCCCCAATTATCCTGAGTCAGGTGATCCACTACGCCAAAAGCAAAGTGACGTTCGCACGGTACAGACTGTCATTCGGACCACGCGGCGGTCCCAAGATCGAGCAGTTGGAGAGATTTGACGATGACGAAAAAGAACCGTCTACTCCGAATCCTCTTCTGGAAATCGTATAGAAATTGCACGACGCTCTGGTCGAATACGACGAACACGGAATTGCAACTGGATACCTGAAAAGTCTGAACCAAGCTCGTGAAGTTCTTGGACTACCGTCCTTGAAGGAGAGAGATTAGTGGCAAAGAAAAAACAGAAGGGGATTGTCGTTCCACACTCGCCTGCCCCGTGGCGATGGCACGACAACGGACGGGACTTGCTAGACGCCAACGGGAAAGTCCTGTTGCAAATCAGTGATCTTCAACATGATGCAGACGCCAATGTCACGGTGGCAGGACCGGCTCTCGTGGCCGCGTGTAACAGAATGCGAAATGCGATCCTGAATTGGGGTCCGACTGACGATGGAACGCCCGAAGGACAAGAAGTCGAAAATGCCCTGGACGGACTCATGGAAGCTCTTTTGTACGCGAAGTACGGTATTCAACCGGAGAAATGAAATGGTGATTTGGAAATTCGAGGTACCTCTCGACAAGATCAACGATGTTCTATCCGTCGAAATGCCTGCGGGTGCTCGGGTGCTCTCGGTGGGCAACCAGAACGAGAAGCTGTGTTTCTGGGCACTCGTAAATCCGCAAGAGAAGCCCGCAATGAGGTTGTTCCTTCTCGTGGGCACCGGCAATTCATCACCAGACGTGAATTTCGGGACGTTCATCGGGACTGTTCAGTTCATGCAGGGCACTTTCGTTCTGCATGTGTTTGATGCCAACTAACGGGGAAACAACGTGAAATTCGACTTAGAAGCTCACAACTGGCGTATCCTGCGTGGGCTGTTGCGTGCCAAGAATAAAGGACTCACCGGAGCCGAACTTCGCAAGCTCTGGTGGTCCCGTCGCAGCAAGAGTGGCAGGTTCCTGGATGAGCTTGTGAAGTTGAACTTGATTCAAGCCGTCAAGGTGTGCGACTGTACGTCCACGCTGCCCTCTGAAGTCCGAAAGCCAGTGCAGATGCGGACCGTGTACACCATCACCGACGCGGGCAAGGTGGCTGCGGAATACGGAGAGTTCGAGAAACCGTTTCCGGTTCCCGCTCTAAGTCCCGTGGTGGCCAACGGAAAGGTGAAAAAGTCCAAGTAGGAATTTGCCTTTCAGGGAATTGTGTCCTATGGTTGGGTGTTCCGAGAATGACACCCAACACAAGGAAACACGATGCCTGTTACATTTGTCAAGCAGAAGGGGAAAATTGTCGGGATGAACATGACATTCGCCGAAATGCGGGTGTCTTACAAGATCCTAACCGGCAAGAAGATTGAGAATGACGACTTCCAGGGAGCGGGCAAGGAAGTGATGGGGAAGTTCACGGAGAAGCAGATTCGCGATGCTGTGAACAGCTTCAACCACGAAGAGTACATGAAAGGCGACTACTAACACGGAGGGAAATTCATGACGATTATCGTTACACGCAAGGAATACAACACCCTGATCAGCCTGTTCCCGGCTTACATGGTCGGGGACTGGCTGGAAATGTCGAAGTCCTGGTCGCTTGCGGGTGTCACGGTGACGACCCAGCGACAGGAAATGAAACTGGGTCTGGAGTCCCGGCTCCAGATTGTCCGCAAAACACTGGAGGACGTGTCATGTCCACGAAAATGACTGAGGAAGCGAAAGCCCGATTGCGGGAAGTCGCAGCGTCCAAAAAGGGACGCGACACGCTACAAGGACTGGACCAGACGGTCGGAGGCATAGGACTCGATTTCGTCATGGATCAACAGGCTTCCGCCCCGTTACCTGAAGTGAAAGTCGCAAAGAATGGATACGTGCTAACTCCCGGTCCCCACGGGATGACAGCAGCATCAGACGATGAAGGGGCAGTGTCAATTTCCTATTGGCGGGTACACAGTGAAAGCAAGAACCCTACCATCCCCTGGGTTCGCCTGAAACAATGCCCGCAGTGGGTCTTCGATGAGTTCGCGTCACGATGGACGGTCCGCAAGATCGCCTTCCAGTCCTACAAGGGACCACAGACAGGAACTGAATGGGAAACCGTGACGGTGGTTCCCATCGACATTGCGGTGGCATGGTTCCGGTTCCTGTGGCCAGAAGAGGACCAGTGGGGTAAGCGAGTCAAGAAGTACTTCACCGGGTTCACCGAAGGGTGGATTCAGAAGTATCCAGGAGTGGGAGCACAATTAAAACTCGAATCCATGCCAGACCAGCCCGAACTAGATCAGATGCCAGCACGAGTCACTAAAATCAGTCCAGAATCAGGAAGGACTTTCTGTCGAGTGGGGGACGGAAGTACGGTCTGGTTGATGAAGACGGACAAGTGGGAAGTGATCGGTTGACGCAACCCTAATCGTAGTGCATTCTTCACCAGGGAAACGTTTCCCTGGTGAATCTGCTAACGGGAATCCATCTGATGAGTGAACGAACCGGACAGCCCTGGAACGACTACCCAGAACTGTCGGAGGAAGTGAAGTCGATCCTCAATCGACTGAACGAAATCTCCGATGAACTCTTTGAAGTAGTTCGTCATCAACCATCCGTCAGGAGTTCCAGTCCGGAGTTCGCCATCGGGGTGGCGGTGGATGATCTACTGGCCCTGGCCGTGGACAGGCGATGGGAGTTCATTTCCTTGAAGGCCAGCATGGTGGCGATTCAGGCACTTCCCCCAGAACCAATGGATAACTGACACGTGCAATTCCTGTCTAAACCATACCCATTTCAGTCTGAGGATGTTCGACTGATGCAGTCGAAGTTCGGTGGACGTGTACTGAACAGCAACTCCGTGGGCACAGGAAAAAGTCTGGAGACTCTCCTGTTCATCCATAAATACCTACCAAAAGACCCTCCTGGACCTGTGGTCATCGTCCCACCCGCTCACCTGAAAATTAATTGGAGCCGGGAGATACTGAAACACACGGGGCAACGTTCCTTCATCTGCTACCACGAACGAGTTCCACCTGAGACCCTTCCCCCCGAAGACCCCAATTCGATCCTGATTTGCAATTACAACATTCTCGTTCCGCCACGGTGGAGGAGCCGAATGGCATTCCCACCTGATTCATGGGCCGCATGGCTGAAGAACCTCAAGCCCCGGATGGTTGTAGCGGACGAAGGTCACGCTCTGAAAGACATCCGGTCACAACGGACACGAGCATTCAAAAAGATGGTAGAAGGGGTTGAGTACGTCCACATCTTGACGGGAACTCCAATCACGAATCAGCCGGGGGATCTGTGGCCACTTCTAAACATCCTTCGTCCTGACCTGTACCGTTCACAATGGGAATTCCTTAACCATCATTCCCATCTACGGAGATACTGGTGGGGATGGCGTGCTACCGGAGCCAAAGACCTCGATCTCCTTCACGAAGAACTTTCTCGGACAGTAATGATCAGACGAAGGAAAGAAGACGTCCTGGAAGACCTTCCTCCCGTCACGTACTCGACAGTGCCCATCGAAGTGGACTTGCGAGATTACCGCAAAGCGGAAGGGGACTTCTTGGGATGGATGGAGAAGGAATTCCCCACCAAAGCCCGCAACGCAGCGAAAGCGGAGCAGTTGTCGAAGCTGAACTTCCTGAAGCAGATGGTGGGGCAGTTAAAAGTCAAAGCTGTCATCTCCCTGATCGAGGATTACTTGGAATCGACGGATGGGAAGATCCTTCTGGGGGCTATCCACCATTCCGTGACGAAGCCACTGATGGAAGCGTTGGGGGGATGTGCAGTTCTGGTCAATGGGAAGCTCACCGACAAGCAGAAGAACGAAGCATTCGATTTATTCAACTCGAACAAGAAGTGTCGAGTTCTGGTCGGGAATCTCCAAGCGGCAGGAACGGGTTGGAGTTGCCAGGCCACTTCCAATATCGACATTATGGAAATGCCGTGGGTTCCGTCTGACATCATCCAATTCATCGGAAGATGTGACGGCATCAATCGTGGCATTCCGGGTACGGGTGCGTCTGTTCGCTTCCTGTTGGCTCCAAACACAATAGATGATGATCTCGCCAAAGCTAACGAGGTGAAGCAGAAGTGGGCCAATGAAGCGATTGATGGTTGTCCGGACGCGATGTCACTTCCCGTGCATCAGATGGTCCTCGAAGCGATGCGGAGGCGGCATGGAAACCGTTGAATTTTACGTGGATACTGATGGATTTCCGTGGACATTTCCACGGAACTGGCATCGAGGAAAGAAGATCCGAATTCCTGTCGAGATTGAGGAATGCATCATTGAGTCCAAATTAGCCATTGACGAAGTGGACTACGCCTCCGGAATCGTGGCGGACTGGATGGAAGAGAACCGGGAACTGCTCCACCAACTGAACCCCGACGCTCATGATGCCGTGGACCGAATGACGACTTACTTCCGCAGAATGTGGCAAGAGGTGGGGAAATAAAAATTGCCTTTCAGGGAATTGTGTCCTATGGTTGGGTGTTCCGAGAATGACACCCAACACAAGGAAACACGATGAACGCCATCCAAATCACGATTACAGGGCAGTATGCCACACTCAGCCGGGGGCGGATTTCTGCCAAGCACGTTCAGTCTGGAGTCTGGGGAGAGCGTGGTAATAGTACAGTGACGCTGGATCGTCCTGGCAAGTGGATGGTTTCCCAGACGGATGGTTTCAATCGGAAGGAGACGGTGTACGTTACCGTCTCGGATGACGGGGAAATCAGTGGATTGGGGAGTCGGATGGAAGTTGTGTGAGTATTCAGATGCACGATTCACGCCAAACCGGAGAATGAAGATGAAGCTCGAAGACGCCAAGAAGATTGTAGCAGCCGCGAAGGAAGACGGCACAGAACTGCGACTTTATGAAAACTACAGCGGTCGGAGCACGTTCGGAGAAACGACCACGGGAATTGTTGGTTCCCTTGCGGAGATTGGCTACTACGCGGGGGTTGCTAAGGTTCCCGTCAAGTCGTTCCGTTGGGACAGCATGGGCAAGAGTGACAGTGTCTGCTATTGAATCTCAAGTAACCCGATTCACGCCAAAAGACCTCTCTCTGAAAATATGGCGTGAATCGGGCACTTTTCGAGAAGTGTTTAGCCTGCCAGGAGGCTCATGATGAAAGCCATGAGCATTTTACCGAGGTCCGAAGAAAGGAAGTCAGTAAAGAGCTTGATAAGCGAACCATCACCAATCGCACGGACTTGCGAAGTAGTATTGGCAAGTTCTGCCAGCTTCACCTGTGCCTCGTCTGGGGCGAGGGAGACAGCGGTGTCGAACAGGTTGTCATCAATCAGATTCGCTAACTGGATCGATTCGAGAAGGTTGTGGCCTTTTGCTCGAAGTTCCTGCCGTGCCTTAGCACGGGTCAGGAGAAGCAGTACCGGATGGTGCATGTGGAGCCTCGGTTAAGAGAAGAGAATCGACCAGCGGATTCCGTACAGGAAGAATATCGTCGTGGAAGCGACGAACGCTCCCAAGAAGAAGTACGCTGGCCAGGGATTCGATTCGCAGCAGCAGTTTTTCATGTCGGATTACCCCAAAGTACGGATTGCGTTGAAGATCAATTCTCTTGCACAGACCACCTCCACCACGCACAGGACAGTGAAGATTACCACGAAGAACCATCCCCTGGGGTAAGAGGACCAGCACATCGCCAGGAACAAGGTGCTCATGACGATGTGAGCACATGCCTGGTAGACGCCATCCTTGACGCCCACGATGCGAGGAATCGCGACAGCGAAGGCCAGTACCAGCCACATGGCAGAATAGGCGATGGACATTACCAGCCTCGAAGTTTGGGAAACAGCAGGGGACGGGATTGTTGTGAGGATGGGCAGTTACCCCCAGAGCATCCGCCCTGAGAACTACTCGGAATCACGTATTGGGGAGTAGCGAAAGTCCTGGGGTAGGACGCCTCCACTGCCCCATCACGGTTCGGATTCACCCGGCCTTCCACGAGAACCTTCACCTTCTGGCCGTTCTGATCCGTGGCCCAGACTTCTTCAATTCCCGATGGAAGGGCAGAAGCGACAGGCGACTTGACGGGGCACGACTGCGGACATCCCGTTCCCCCCTTCGATTTGCAGAAGGACGCTCCGCAGTTGGTACTGGCGGTACAGCCACACCCGGAAGAGACGACTCGCGACGGAACGGCTGCGGGACCACCCCTGACGGCAAGCTGGGCCTTCAGGAGAGCAACCTCCTTTTCGAGAGCAGTCACCCTCTGCTCGACAGCCTCCACCTTGCCGTCGATGAGGTAGTATTTGGTCGGCTCGTCAGCCCGTGCCGCGAACGCCCCACACGCAAGAACAGCAATCGTGAATAAGTAACGCATGATGAATTTCCTTTAAGGTTTGAGGGTGAGTGGTTCTTTATCGAACATCTGGAACGGATCGCGTTTGGGTTCACTGAACGACGTCTTCGGAACCGGGAAGTCCGTCTTGGTCTGAATCACGCTCCGACACGCCCACACGGAACCAAAGTCCGGTCCCTTGAACAGAGATTCGGGGATGATACAGTTCCCGGCCCCCAGAGTGCCGTCCCGCGAGTTGCCCCATCCCGCCCCCCACGAATTCCGGATACGCAGTGCCCACGTACCATCAGCGAGTTGAATCAGCCCATACGCACAGAGAGCGTGTCCACCCGACCCGCCGCGTCCCTGCCGGGGCAGGACGCCGTTGGAATCGACATCGAAGTTGTCGTACCACGCAATCGCGATCTGTGCAAAGAATCCCTGTTGTACAGCAGACGCCAGGGCGTCGAAGTCGTCGCACAGGTACGCTTCCGCGAATCGATTGGGCTTACGGGCTGCGATGGTGGCCGCGTCGTTGTACCGCCTGCCGTTCCAGATGTACGGAATCATCGAAGTCGGTGCGACACCATTCGTCAGGAGTTCGACCAGATTATCTTCGGGCATACTGCCCTGGTCACGCCCACCGTTGACCCGGCTGTACAAGTCGCCCGCACTGGCGTAGATGTACGGCAATCCCGCCTGGTTCCGACACGCTTCCCACACTGTACAAGCCGAAGAACTCGCACACTGGCCAATGCCGTCCTGATCGTGAACAGGAGGCAGGAATGCACTGAGATTAACCGGCTTCCACTTGTCGCGGGGAATGAGGGGGACGCTGGGGGTTTCACCAAACTTGACCCACTTCAACTTCGGCTTGGCAAGGCTTGCCCCCAGTGCCCGTTTCCCATTGTGGAGATCGAACGCGGCAATGAAGGCATCATCGGTCGTCGGGCAGGCGAGATCCTTGATGATCTTCCCATCCACGTCAAGTAGCCAAAGCCAGGGGAGTGTCTTCCCCACTGCAAGGGCTTTGAACTGAATCGCAGCCGGGTCGTCTCCATCGGCATTGATTGCAATGAGTCGGTGTGTCAGTCCCGACGCCCGATAGAAGCTCGCGACCTTCGGACTGCCCAGGATATCGCCACGCCACGCCTGAGCCTTCGCGGTGTCCTCCACAACAACGAATCGCGACACCTTCCCGGTTG